GATGAAGGAGCAGGATGCCGAACCAGCCGAGCCATCAGATGAGCCAGACATAAACGACAAAATCAAGGAACTTGAGGATAAAATCGCTGATATTCTTTCACGTCTCGATGCCCTAGAAAAAGGGGAAGCGGAAGAGCCCACGTCACCGAGTAGCGCACCGCAGACCGCAGGAGATGGGAATGAAAGCGAAACTCTCACAAGAGAGGAATTGATTTATAAGTTGAGGAGGTTATAAAATGTTGAAAGCAGAAACAATAACTCGACCTTTTGAAGTGCCAACAACACAGGTTGAACTATTCGTAAAGAAGTTGGCAAGAATGGCATATAGTGAGGAACAGGCAAGAGCAAATGCCAAATGGAGAGAGATATTCGAGAATATCGGCATAGATGAAAGAGGAAACATTGTTGCGAAAGAAGCGACATTGCAGAAGGGCAACAACGCCGGCGTTTACACAACTGCAATGGCGGCATTCATTGAAAAGGCATTCAGACCGAAACTGATAGCAGAAGGGCTGATAAAATCCCTGCCTCTGGACATGAAAGGCCATGACAGTTTGAAAATCCCGAAGGGCGTAAATCTCACGGCAAACACGGTGGCGGCTACTGGGGCAGTAACCGCAGATGACCAGAACTATGGAAGTATAACCATAACTGTTGATTGGGTTGGATGCCAGACAGCACTCACCCACCAGTTACAGAGCGTAGGAGCGGTTGATTTGCTGACCGATAAACTCGAGGAAATAGGAGCGGCAATCTCACGAAAGGTTGATACTGACATACTGGCAGAAATGATAAAGGCATTCACTAAAGGCGATGCGACCTATGGCGACAACAGTAATTACTCATATCTAGGTTCAAGCACATACGTTGATTATGACAAACTGGTTGATGCAATCGAAGCACATGAAGCCCTCTATGGAGAGCCAGATACTATTGTTGTCCATCCGACAGACAAGGCAAGAATACTCAAAGACACTGACATAAAGAGTGCGATGGCATTCGCAACAACTCCCGAAGGAAAGATGCTTCCCAGCACGCTTGAAATGTTCGGGCTGAAACTTGTCTCGACACCACAGATGACGGCTGGTAAACTTGCATTGGTTGATAGCAAGAAACTTGGATACTTCATTGATGCGACACCGATTGAAACATGGGATGGCAGATTGCAGACCACGATAGCATTTGAGGTTATCGGAGCGAAGGCATACGGTGTTGGAATAGTCAGACCTGAAGCAGTATATGGCATACACGAAAACGCCGACGAGCCATCTTAAACCCTCCTCCTCTCTTTAATTGAGGTAATAACATGACAAAAATGCTAAAGGTAAAGGCAAACAAGAAACTGAATTTCGGACATCTCGAAGGAATGCCAGACGGCAAACTTGCATATCTTTCTCCTGGCGATGTAATGGAATTGCCAGAATGCTATATCGTGAATTTCTATCTGAAAAGCGGCGATTTGGAACTGGTAGAGGAAACAAAGCCGACAGAGGAAACGGTTGTTGATGACGTAGCAGAGCCAGAGACGGTAAAGGACACACCGCCAAAGCCCACAAAAAAGAAAAAGAAAAGTAAGAAGTAAAAATGGCAGTAGCAATAAAAGCGGCGTATGGTTCAACACCTACATATTCTTCCGATTTATCCAGTGGACAGTTTAAATTCAGAAGTGATGACGACCCGACCAATACCGACAATTCAGCACAGATTTTGAAACCGACAAGTGGAAGCAATTATTCCTATTGGGTGCATCTCTGCCTTGAATTTACTGGAACATTCACTCAATACACGAATATAAAAGTTTACAGTGATGGAACAAACTCGTGGGGAACTGGCATAGATATGCTTGTCGGATTGAGAGATAGCGGAGATGCAGGATGCCCGACTGCAAATTACCAACAGGCAAATGGGACAGAAGGAGAAACAGGTTATTATATCGGAGATGGAACGAATGGCCATGCTTATTACAATGGACAGACAACCCCCACAGGTTCAATATTCGATTATACAGAAGCATCGCCCCTTGATTTGGACAGCAATACATACACAAGCGATGGGGATAAGAGTTACTTCGCTGTATTGCAGTTGAAAGTGGATAGCACAGCAACAGCAGGGACATATTCAGGAGAAAATATTACTTTCAGATATGATGAAACGCCATAAGGATGCTTGAGGGTGGTTCGCCTCGCCACCCTGACCCCTCCCTCCAATACAATGGTGATAAAAATGAAAGCCAATATCATGGCGGTTATAGATGCAGTCCGAAGTTATGTAGTAAATACTCCGCATACCCATTTTTGGTTGGTGGAACTACACGATGGAGACGTTATTGTCCAGTATGAATACGTTGATGGAGAGCAGATTTATCACACTTTCAGAGAAGCCATTGAGGAGGAGAAAAAGGGCAACCTGAAAACCGTTTACTGGATACCGTTTAACCCTGACGGGCGTATGCTGGCTTGCACGCCTGGTAAAGATAGGCGTATAATTCTCTTTCAGAGGGGATATATTAATCCCATTAAGGGTATGGCAAGACCTTTCATTTACGCTCTCGGATGGCAGGCGACAATTAATGGCAGGAATGTAAAGAGTATTGACTTCTTAATGCCCGATGGGAGCATTCACAATCATTTTAATTATAACTTTCCAGATATAAATGAAAAGGTGAAATAATGGCGTATGATAAAACGAATTGGGTAAATGGGCAACCACCAGCAATAGATGCAACTCACTTAAACAAAATAGAACAGGGCATATATGATTTATCATTATCATTGGATGAGGATGTTTTTCTATTAGACCAGACAACGCCACAGACAGTAATAAATGGAATACCTCTTTTGGACAAAACATTTGCTGATTTTACAGATATTAAAGAATTTGTGAATAAAGATTACGTGGACACAGCAGTAACGTCACTGGGCGCAAGATATTACATGATTGACACTTCATCTGGAATTTCAGATTATAAACTTACACAATTATCTCCGCCATCTGGTAGCGAGCAATCAGTTACAAAATCAGGACTTGTTGATGATGAATACATCGCTGGATGGATTTCTCCAGATACATCCTTGAACAAACTCATAAAAGGGGTGTATAATTGGCATATTTACGCTGAAAAGACAGGCGGAACACAAACGTTGAGATTATATTGGAAGTTGGTGGAAAGGAAATCAGATACCACAGAAATCGTCATTGCCACCTCTGCTGTAAGTAATGAAATATCGACTTCAAAGAGCTCATATATAATTCCATTAACATTAAGCGAAGATTACACGCTTGCCGATGGCTCATATGTTGTAGGGAAACTCTATGCAGACGTATCTGGCGGCGGTTCTGCACCTGACGTTGCAATATATTACGATGGCTCTTCAAAGTCCCACTGGGAGATACCTATAAACTTGGAAATTTTCAGCGACCAATTTTTGAAACTCGATGGCTCAAATGCTAATTCTGATATTGATATAACTCCTTATAATCTCACTGTCAATAACATTTCAGCATTTAACTTGAAATCGCCAGCATCATACATCATTTGGACAGATGGAAGCACATATTACGCTTTGAATGGTTCAACAGGTGAAATTGATTATTCAGGAACAGATGCAGCAACAGTGATACAGAATGCAGTAGATAATACACCCACCTATGGTAAGGTTGTAATAACAGAAGGAACATATACACTTACAAATGCCATAGAACTCAAAAGTTATATGACATTCGAACTGAATGGAGAATTATACATTGCAGATACTGTGACATCAAATCTTGCAAGTGATGCAAGTGCTGGCAATAATTATGTTGTTGTATCTGATGCTTCTTTATTTTCAGTCGGTCAATGGGTTGCTCTTTATGATAATACAAAAACATAAGACAATGGACTTTATGAAGGAGATGGAGGACGTATTACCAATATTGATACTGGCACAAATACAATTACATTAGAGGGTAATCTTAATAACAATTATGCTGTTTCTGATGGAGTTTATCTTTCGACTGCCCACTCTGCTATTATTATAGACAGCAAATCAGATATAGTAATAACAGGAAAGGGATATATTGATGGAAACAAAGCTAACCAGTCATATATACATCCGCTTCCGTTACAGGGGACTTCAATGTATACTACTTGGTCTGGGGAACATTTGTTAATGTTTTGTGGAGTAGGGATATATAACAGTAACAACATAGTCATATCTGGAATTGAAGTTAAGAATGTAATACTGCATGGAATAAGTTTACTGCATGATGAATATACACGAATAGAAAGAAATAGAGTGCATGACGCCTATCATAAAAATATTATATTAGTGAAGACAAGCAACTCATGGGTTATTAAAAATATTGTTCATTCTTCATCAATGGAGGATGGGATAACTTTGTATGCTGGTGATAACAATGATGTGGTTTCCCAAAATATCATATATTCCAATGCAAGATATGGTCTACTATTCAGAGCGGATGACATAATTTCTTATGGGAATATCATATCAGACAGTGGAAGTCAGGATTTAGAAATTATTGAGTCCACAAATATCACATCAGAAAGTGATATTATACCATCTTCCACAACAAATTATGCTGTTTCAGTGGTTACAAAATCTCAAGATATTACAGTTTCTAACTTAGAGGTAAATGGCAATGCTATTTCAAATGAAGCACTTGCCGTAGTTGGCTCGGATAGAGTTACTATTATAGGAGGTAGATTTCAAGGTTCATCAGAAGGTGTTGCCATAGCGTCAACAGGTGGTGTATATTCGCATGATGTTGTATTGGAAGGTGCAATTATCAAAGATAATGCTAAAGGATTACGATTAGACAGCGATACAGGGGGAAGTGATATTGTTGTATCCAATTGCATATTTTCTAATAATACCGCAACAATAGATAAAACAAATGCCCCAGATGCAGTATTGAAAAACTGTATAGGTTACACCACCGAAAACTCAGGCACAGCAATATTTTCAGGTGATGGCTCAGCGACATCGTTAACTATTAAGCATGAATTGGCAAATACACCATCTTATTTATCTGTAAGAGAAGGGTCATCTGATGCGGCCACAGCAGAAATCAAATATGCAACAGCAGATGATACAAATATAACAGTTTATTTCAAAAATGCTTTGCCATCTGGAACTGATAATATTAAAATCTATTGGGAGGCAGAGGTATGATAAATGGCATTAGCGGGATACCCAAGTGAAACGTTATATCCAAGTGAAACATTATATCCTGGAATATCGTCTGAAATAGAAGCACAAGCCGCTATTTTTCAAAGAGTAACGAAATATATCGAAGCACAAACAGACATATTCGAACGAACCACCAAATATGTTGAAGCGACTGCTTGCATTGCTGAAAGAAAAACCACATACATGGAAGCATTAGCCAACATCTTTAACAGAGCAATGAAGGAAATCGAAGCCATTACTACCATTACCGAACGTGGAAGTGCGACCACAGAGGCATTAGCGGCGATTTATGAACGAAATATAAAAACCGTTGAGGCGACCACACGCATAGCGACCGTTGCCCAATATTCGGAAGCCCATGAGGTAGATATTCAAAAAACTGTAAGCCATGAGGTAAATATAATAAAGCAGGAAGGGATAATAGTTAGAAGGTATTAAGATGTTGAATTTGAGCGTTTACAGGGCTGAAAAAAGGATTTTCAATTTCACGATAAAAGATAAATCAGGCAATCCTGTCGATATATCAAGCGCCAATGTGGTTTTTAGGGTAACAACGGAATTACCACCTATCTATGGAACAGAAGTATTCAGTGTTGATGCGACTGGTGAAACATCCGATGGAACTTGTAAGGTTACACTAACAAAAAATGAGACCGATATTGAACCCAAAAATTATTTTTATGAACTCTATGTAGATTATGGAAGTGATGAATATTACGTTGCAGAAGTAGGGCTTTTCACGGTTCTCAAAAGAGCAGATAGTTCGACAGAAGGGAAAACGTTTTGCAGACCTGAAGATGTGCGCCTAAAACTCCGATGGATAGATGAGCCAGCAGATTACACGGATGAGGAACTTCAGGCAGTAATAGAGGAAGCCCATAGGAGAATGATTTTGGAAGTGGGAATGTATGAAAGAAAAGTCGACTTCGGGCATTATGATGAAGACGATAAAACTTACTATCTCCCACACGGTGAACTGATAACATTTGATAAGGTGTATCACAATGGAGAGGAAGTGGATGCTTCAAACTACACGGTTGATTATGACAAGGGCACAGTTACATTCGCAACAGGTTATGATATAAATTACAGGGATGCCCTTGAATTTAGATATGTGCCTTATGTCTATCGTGATTTGGAAGTATTGTATGCCGTGATGGCCATACTAAATTCAAACTACATGGACAGCGGAAGCAGTATAACAAAACTGGATACGGATAAATTACAGGTGGAAATAGACGCCTTGAGAAACAAAATCACAAGCAAGGGTGCTATCGGCTCTGTTCTGGATTACGGATACAGAGGGAGCAGATGGTAGATGAGCAGGTAAAAAAAATACTCCTTAAACTCGGATGGGCGATTGCCAGCGAAGCCAAAAAGAATATCGTAAAAAACAAAAGCGTTGACACTGGCAACCTTTTAAATTCGATAATCGTTGAACAACAGGAGGATGGAACGGTTATTGTTGGCTCAAAACTGGAATATGCCCCGGCAATAGAATTTGGCACACGACCGCATTATCCCCCTGAATTGCCAATAAAAGAATGGGCACATAGGAAACTTGGACTGCATGGAGATGAATTGGAGCAGGCAACAAAAAGCATTCAATGGAAAATTTACCATTACGGCACGCCTTCCGCTCCATACCTGCGCCCTGCGATAAATAAAGCCCCTGAACTCTTAAGGAACATATTGAGGGAATAAAATGAGTGAATGGGTAAAAATAGGACAAACCTTCGGTGGTTTGGATATTGAGCAAAAAGGGAATAAGCGGCGCTTGGTTGATAAAAACGGCGATGTGGTTATTGAATATAACTACGATTGAGTATAAGTAAATAATATAAGCATCTATCCGATTAACATACAATGCTTCCAAGCAGGAAGGTAAATGTATGACGCAAATAAGAGGACAACAAGTGGT